TTTATGTGCCGGTCAGTGTAGAGGTAATCATTTACTTTGGCACTAAGGTCCGGGCGGACTTAGATAACAGATTAACCAGCATCCTAGATATGCTAGTAGAGGCTCTAGTGTTGCGTGATGATAAATGGCAAGATGTGCCGCGCATTGCGGTCCAAGCGGAATACCGCAAAGGCAGCCCCGGCGCTTTTGTCAGAATTTCAGAGTTAGAGGGCTAGTAAAGCCCTTATGTTACAATTACAATATCTGGTATAATAACAGCTAATAACAAATACGCTTACGGGGCGGCAATACCGGCTTAAAAGGACAGAGATGCAACCAAGCCAGCAACCCCAAAATCCACTCATAGACATCGCAACAGCATTAGCCAATAAACTACTGCTAGACCTAGCGAGCCATGAGCCTAGCGTACAAGACAAGTACGAATATTATGATGCTGACAATGACATCCGCGATTACGGCATTTCTACACCTGCTAAAATGGTCCACCTCAAGCCGGGCATTGGCTGGGCAAGCCGGGCAATCAATACCCTTTCAGACCGCGTAGTATTTGAGGGCTTTGTTGGTGATAAGTTTGGCATCAATGAATACCTTGAGGGTATTAATGGGCTTAGAGTTATCAATAACACCAAGCATGACACTTATATTGGCGGCTGTGCTTTTGTAGCAGTCACTGATGACCTAGAAAGCGATAAAAAGATATTAGTGCCATTTACGGCTACTGAGGCTACTGGCAAAGTCAATCAGACCACCGGCTTGCTAGAGTATGGTTTAGCGGTCACTCGCTGGGCAGAGCCACAGCCAAAGAAAAAGGGCATCCGCTTTGCACCGGCAGACTACATTTTATTTACCCCTACCTATACTGCCCTGTTTTTCAATAGGAATATAACCGAGATTATCCCAAACCCTACAGGTCGCACATTGTTGCACCCACTTACGCGCCGGGCTAGTGCTGCCAAACCCCTTGGCAAATCGCGCATTAGTAATACGGTCCGCCGCATCATTCAAGAAGTTGGTAGGCTCAAGCGCCGCGAGGAAATCGCAGAGGAATTTTATAGCCTGCCGCAGCGCTACATTAATGGCTTGGCTGAGGGCGCTAAAAAAGATGAGGGCTTAGACAGTGCCATTGGTAAAGTCTGGGCAATCACTAAAGATGAGGATGGCGATAAGCCAGACATTGGGCAGCTTGCTCAAATGTCCATTGACCAGTTTGAGACAGCTAAAAAAGATAAGGCGCGTGATTTTTGTGCAGAGACCGGCTTAACACTCCGAAACCTAGGCTATGAGACCGGCAACCCTAGCAGCGCTGAGAGCTTGGTAGCTATGTCAGATGACCTATTGCTTGAGGCTACTAATAGCCAAGAGGAACTTGGCGCGCAGATTAAAGAGATTTGTATTACATTGCGCCTAGCGCTTGATGATAATGACCAAGTGCCAGAGGGCTTGCGCTCTATTAAGCCAGCATGGAAACCAGTATTTCAGGTTGATATTGGTGCTACTGGTGACGGCGTGTTTAAGCTGTTTGAGGCTATGCCAGAGCTGCAAGGCACTATTGCCGGTTACCGCTTTTTGGGTATCAGTATTAAAGAGGCTGAGGAATTGGCTGCAAAACGCGCGGCAAGCACTGCAGGCAGCGTATTTGGAGGGGGTCAGTAATGGCAGGCATCACCACACCAGTAACAGCACCTAATACCTATGCTAATAAGGATGACTTAACTTTATACTGGCAAGCGCCCACAGACGGCACTAGAGCTGATTACATCCTAAAGATGGCTAGTAACCGGCTCAGGCAGATAGCGCTTGATGTAGGTGTTGATATTGATGCCAAGGTTAATGAGAATGCTGTATTTTTCCTAAATGTCCAAGGCGTAGTTATGGAGGCGGCAAAGCGAGCATTGCAAGCGCCGCTAGACCAACTGCCTACTGAGAGCTATGCCCAAACCGCAGGACCATACAGCGAAAACTTTAAATATAGTAATCCATCCGGTGACCTATATTTTAAAAAGGCAGAACTTAAATTACTTGGATTGTACGGAACTCAAACATTAAGCAGCATAAGCACATCACAGGATTTATATGGCTATAGCATCTATAGCTCATAGGGTAGTGCTATGCCAGATGCCTCATTAATTAAAGATTTTGGATTGCCGGTAGCACTGTTACTGTATTTTATCTGGCAGAACACCAGTATCAGTAAAGAGTATAATAGCTATGTTAAGGATATAGCCCAGAAAGCTATTGACGCTATTAATAAAAGCACTGAGGTAGATACTAAGATGTTAGGTGTCGTTGAGCGCTTGGAAAAGAGGCTGGACAATGAGCGAGGTAATTAGCATGGCTACAGCCTTACTGCTTATTGTTATAATATTACTGAGTAGTGGTAGTCGTATATTGATACGCCGCCACTTTCAGAAACAGTTAAAACCCCATCTTGAGGCATTAGAAAGGGCGCACAAGCGAAATGCAGAAATTAAAACAGCTAGTCACTAATACTAAGGTACTGCTTGCAGCGCCAGTTAAGCCTATTCAGGCTTACTATCATAAAAACCGCGAATTATTAGGCACTATAACCAACCTACTTGCTATAGCGGCATTTACTTTAGGTGTTGTAGCCTTAATTGCCCTCATGTGGCTCTATGTGCGCCCCATAAAGGTTGCTGACATCAAAGTGCCGGTAGCAACAGACCAAGCCGGTGAGGAAATCAGCGGCATATTCTTTGGTGAAATCTACCATAGGGGTGAGGTCCGGGTATTGCGCGAGGTATTTTGTAAAGACTTTCATGGCATAATCGCGCCGCCAGAGAGCGCCCGGAATGGTGATTTTTATGACACACAGAGCATACCGCGCAAGATAGAGGGCTTGAATGTGAATATAGGGCTATTACCTGCCAATGTGCCTGTAGGCGCTAACTGTGTGCTGCAGTTTACCAATGTCTATAATATCCAAACACCATTTGGCATCAGGCATGTTGAATATCAGTATTACACACAGAACTTTAGCATCGTAACCAGAGAGCGCCGCCAGCAGCTTGAATGCGAGGCATCCGGGCGCAAAGACTGCAATTTTCTGTCTGATGACACTACCAGAGAAACCGCACCCCAAGAAACGGAAGTGCCAAATAAGCAAGAGAGCGTAGATAGCGCCCCGGACACTAGGAAGCCTCAAAATGTCTTTAATGATAATCGGACTACTAACAACACCACTAACAGCCAACCAGCCCCATCAGAGCCAGCACCGCGCTTTGAGGAGCGATGCACCTTTGATTTTATGGGTGTCAAACTTGGCTGCCGCCAAGAGCAAGTAAACTGATTTAGCTTGTGCTATAATGCACTCATAAAGCAGAGCTTTGCCTAGCGCATTGTTGTGCTAACCAACTTGTACAGGAAACTTAACCATGAATGATGCCGATAATGTGTCATTTGGTAAGCCTAAATCCACTGGTGCTGTTTTTGTAGCGCCTGCTGGTACTCCTTTACCTACCACAGCTTGGGAAACCCTTAATGGGGCTTTTGAGGGCTTGGGTTATGTAAGTGAGGATGGGCTTGTCAATGGTGTTGAGACCGATGTAGAGGATGTAAACGCTTGGGGCGGTGACTTAGTTTTAACTGGTCAAACCACCTTTAAGGAAATGTTTACGGTCAATCTGCTTGAGACCAATGCCGAGGCTCTAAAGGTTTACTATGGTGAGGCAAATGTAGTTGAGGAAGGTAACGGCTCAATAACTGTTACCCAAACCAATGAAATGCTGCCGCGAGTGGTTGTAGTATTTGAGCTGGTTATGACCGGCGGGCGCATCAAGCGCATCGTTGTGCCACATGCCCAAATCGCAGACCGCAGTGGTGAAATCACCTATGTTGATGGCGAGGCTATTGCATATCCTGCTGTTTTTGTCGCTTATCCCGATGAAAATGGTGATACTCACAAAGAGTACATTGCAACTGCTCTTAGCTCTTAACAGCCAAAGCAACCGGCAAGAGCGCCCCTTTTTGGGGCGTTTTTGTTATGCTATAATTTGACCATAACTATTAAGGATTGGAGCAATCATTATGGCTGACGAAACGCCACAGACAGAAACAACTAGCACCGTAAAAGAAATTGATGTTAAAGGCTACAAATTTACTGTAGATACTGACCTGCTGGATGATGTAGACTCACTGGAATACATTGAGCGCATTGAGAGCAAAGGGCAGACCGCAGTGGTCCTGCCGCTGCTTAAGCACATCATGGGTGCTGAGGAATTTGAGAAATTGAAAGCTCATTTTATTGCAGCCGATGGCGAGGCACACAAAGGCAAAGAGGGCTACAAGCCGCGCATGCGTATTGAAATCCTGAGTGATGTTTACCTAGCTATCATTGAGAAGTTTGACCCAAAAGGTTAGCTCTAATCAGAATACTCCGCGAGCATTTTGATGCATTAGAGGCAGACTTTCAGCAATATTACAACCTAGACATCGCGGACATTCTAGCTAAAAGCCGCAAGAGGGCAGCTAGGTTAATGTTTCAATTACCGCGCGATTGCCGGGTGTTTGCTGCCATTAACCCTGCAGCGCAATGGGGATGGGCAGAGATGTTTGCCAATAAGACTAACTACCTGCTTGAGCTGGTATTATGGCAGAATACGCCAGTTAAAAAAGGCGAGAAAGCAGCCCACAACCGGCGCAAACCTAAGCCATTTGTACCTGACTTTTTGAAAACCAAACAGCCAGAAAGCCCTATTAATAAAGGCTCTGTAAAGCGCACTGTTGATGATGTTAAAAGCATCCTATCCCTACCAAGAGGGGTTTAATAAATAATGTATTCAATCCCCTTTTAGCTTAAATACCGCCACAACTGCCCTTTTAACCACTTCCCCGACACATTTTTGCCAAATGTGCAAAAAACAACATAAACAGGGGTGCAGGGCAGGGGGGTTTGCTTTTAAAAAATAATTTAACTCCTTACGCAAGTTTTCTAGGGCATCAGCAGGGGAGGGGCAGGGGCTAACCAATAGCATCACCCATACGCATGAGCTATACTTAGTGGCATGAGTAAAGATGTATCATTCGCGATGGACACCAAAGGCGCTGAGGAAATCTTGCAAAGCATGATGATGCCAACGGTAAAAGCTAAGGCAGATGCTATTGCAGCTCGCGCCACATCAATGGCAGGCAGCATGTCTAAGACACCGCCTAACATTTCAGTCACTACCAGAATAGGCACAATTAAGCGTGGTGTGCGCGCCATTGCTACTATATCGGCTGAGGGTAGAGATGCCCACCAAAACTACATTGGGCATTATGTGTTAGCTAGAGCAAAAGATGCAGGGCGCTAACAAACAGGTTATGTTATAATTTCAACATAAAAGTACGCCAACGGTTGCGGTAAAACTGGCAATTAATAAAGGTAGAAACCCAACCACATGGCAGACATCGGAACAGCATATGTAAAAGTAGCCCCAAACATGCAGGGCATCCAAGGCAAAATAGCTGCTGGATTTAAAGGCTCTGCAGGTCCGGCAACATCAGCACTTGGCGATGAGGTAAATAGTAACTCTGGTCCATTCCAAGCTGCCCTAGGCAAGCTGGGCGGATTTGCTAAGGGCGCAGGTATTGCGATTGCTGGCGGTATGCTGGCAGGT